GTGCCTGGGGCACTATCAGAGACCGTTGCGCCACCTGCAGCATTGGAGTTAACCCACGCAGTTCCGTTGTATTGCAGAACTTGGTTGGTAGCAATGCTTGTTATGGTTACGTCTGTTAGGTCGTCAATAGAAGCAACAGTTGATGCAACCCCTGGAACAAACTTTGTTCCGTTGAATTTAAGTACTTGGTCGCCAGTTGCGCCAGTTGTGTCTACTTCAATCCCGTCAATAAAGAGAGTAGGAACCTTGAAGGTGTCGTCTGTTTTTAGGACGTTTGCTTCGTCACGGTAGAGGTTTACATCTCCACCGCCAGTTCCGTCACCCCATACAAGACGACCGCCACCTTGAATCTGGAGTCTTGCAAAAGTTTCTTGGTCTACAAAAATTGTCAACCCGTCAGAGCCAGCAGACGACAGCTGCTTAATAGCAATAGGGGTTATAAATTTTTGAGCCATGACCTCAGTCGTTTCTCTTGTTAATACCCCTCAGGGCTAAGCATTAAGCTTTTTTGCCGAATGCTGTATCTTTTGGATTCAGGTAACGCATGATAACAGGGAGACCGGCTGCCCAGAGAGCATTTGCTGCCATCTTGATGTCTCCTGTTGATGCGTAAACCGCTACTGCTGCACCAAGGACGCTTCTTGCGTATGATGCTGCCATTGCTTTTTGTTCTGCTGTAATTTTCATGTTTGCCTATCCTGTAACTACAATTTTGTAGTCGCCTGCCGTGATTGTTCCGAGAAGAGTAACTGTTACCGTGTCGGCATTTGTGCGGACAATGTCGCCTACCACTGTTGCACCACTTGATACTTCATAAATCTGAACAATAACGTCAGCCGAGTTAAACATGTGGTTAACTGCAGTTGTAGAAGTCCCTGCAGCGCTTGCATCGCAGCCTTTGCTCGTAATGCGGGAAAGGGTCGGAGTGGAAGTGTTTGGAGTTCCTCCAGACGTTCTAGTACCAAGGTTTTCACGAGCCTGTGCGGCTGTTGAGGCGTTGGTACCACCATGTTCTATAGCAACATCTGTGGCTGCCCATGTTCCTGTCGCGATTGTTCCAAGGGTTGTGATGGTGTTTTGACCAATATAACCAGAATCAATATCGATAGCGTCTGAAGAAACAGAGATACGACCTGCTGTTCCAACAGCATCAATTGTATTTCCGCTCTTTGTAAGACCGTTACCGGCAGTAATTTGACCAGCGCCAGAGAACTGAACCCAAGCGATTGCGTCAGTACCTACAGTAATGGCTCCGTTGCTTGTAACAACCCAACCAGAGTCTGCGTTTACGGTACCTTCTTCAACGAATGTAAAGGCCCCACCAGACACTTCACCAGTTCCGTCAAAGTCTGTTGCACGAACTGCAGCGCCAGATGCTTGAACAACGTAGATTCCGTTTTCAGAAGACGTACCCTGATTCTTAACAAGAACACGGTCGCCGGTAGCAAGGGTTACCCCGTCAATTGCATCGCCGTTTTCTAAGCCGGAAGCAAGAAGCACTGCCGCAATAGTTGCAGCACGGACTGACTGCTTAACGTCAAGACCCGAACGGGCTGCATCTACATAGGCTTTAGTGGCAGCATGATTATCGTCTGTTGGTGTACCAAACTTTGCCTGGCCGCTTCCATCCCGAATTACCAGTTTACCTGCAGTTGATTCAGATGTCGCATCACCTAATTTTGTGAAATCTGCTGCGGTCATTAGTCCAGCGCTTGCAGAAGTTGCAAGGTTTGGAGTAATGGTGATTTGACCATTGGATTCAACGATGGTCAGCGAGTAAGCTTGCGCTCCTCCTGCGATTACGCCAGCCTGATTGCCAATCCCGGCAACAACCTTTCGCCACGCGGCAGCGGTTGAATCGTAGATTTTAATAACGCCATCGGCGCTATTGAAGTACATTCGACCATCAAAAAGGTCGGTTGATGGGTCGGTTCCGAGAACCTCAAAACTGGCATTAACGAGCTGATTGCGATTAAGGTCAATATTTGTTAAAAATTTTTGTGCCATTTTTCCTCTACCCTATGTGAGATATGCTTTTCCAGAGAATGCCACAGAGAACGTCACCGTAACCTGAGTATTACTATTGTATTGTACCTCACCAAATACATGCGTATCTGCAGAGTCCACGATGGTTACCGAAGGTTTGCCTCCAAGCGTGTGAGTTATGACCCAAGTCGCCGATGCTACTTGCTGAACAAATTCGTATCTTCTCGTATTTCCGGCACTTGCTGAGAGCCTGACTACGACTTGATTTGGAGCGTCCTGGTTAACAACAACCTTATTTGCCGTGTCCTCATTTACTATGACATTGTTGGGGACGTTGCTCACCTAGTTACCTCAGGGCTCAAGTTGAACGTCCCCTGAAGGACTCGGGAGACAATATTGTCTGTTGATATTATTTCAAGGTCATAAACGCCGCTCGTGGTTACAGACGCCGTTGTAGCGGCTGAAACATTAATTGAAATTTTATTTATATCTCCGGGAACCGGATTTATCACTAGCGCACCATTCTGGGTTGTGAGATTAAGCAGGAATGTCGTGGAGTCAATAGTTCTTCTAACTTGCATTCTTGCCGAATACCCCGTCAACGAAAAGGGCTCAAACGTGTTTCCAGTAGGGTCGGCCTCAATATCTGGCTGTTCAATTTCGATAAGGCGCGTAAAAGTTGAGCCCTGTTGACAAGTCATATTGTAATTACCAGCCAACATTTGTAACAGTCCTCCAAAAATAAACGCGCTTACTAATTGATTGTATGTTATTATCCCTCATTTTGACCCCAAGTATTGCGCGCCTCGGTGGTATTTTTATTTAAAGAATTGCCAAAAAGGCTTAATGTTTGTAATAAGGTTTCTTTCGTCATGAAAAAACCACAAAAGCCCACAATTGCGTTTCTGACTCACGACTGGGCGTGGGGGACCGACCCCCTGGAACCGAACGGATGTGCTTGGTACAGATGCAAGCTCCCTTCAGACGAGCTCAATAAGCGTGGATGGTTCTCGGCAGTAGGTTTTCCAGGATTTAACAATACTCAGGGGTTTGGAATGCTTGTCGAAGGAGACAGGGCTGTCCATGGCTGGGACATCATAGTTCTTAAGCTTTTAATGCAAAAAGAAGTTCTTGAGTCGATTCCGAAAGCGCAGGCTTTAGGGCAGAAAATTATCGTAGACGTGGATGACTGGTTTGACGGCTTGTCAGAAGCGAACCGCGCCTTCAAAGCAACTGACCCAAAAGAAAATCCTGACTCAAACAGAGAGCTTTATGCTCAAATTATCTTGGCTGCTGATGCTGTAATTACATCAACTCCATTTTTGTTTGAGTATTACGGAAAAATCAGAGACAACGTTTTCTTGGTTCGTAATGGTATAGACATAGACAGATGGACGAGAAAACAGCCCAATACGACAAGAAAAACGAAAATTGGTTGGGTTGGGGCAACCCACTGGCGTTCCAACGACCTAGAGCAACTGAATAATTTTTTTGGAAAGTATTTAGAAACCAGGGATGTTTTGTTTCATCATTCGGGCCACAGCGATACGGCTCCGCTGGCTCACGAGTTGCTTAAGGTAGATGAAAAAAGAGCAAGCAAAACGTACATGGCATCAATCATGTCATATCCAGAAATTCTTAAACCTATTGATGTTGGCATAATACCTCTAAATAATATTGAATTTAATCATGCTAAATCTTTTATAAAAGGATTGGAATATGCTGCTGCAGGTATTCCTTTTGTTTCTTCATACTCTCCGGAGTATCAATATCTGGCTGATGCTGGGGTTGGAAGAATTGCCAAAAACGCAAAAGAGTGGACGTATCACCTTGACGAGTTGCTCGATTTTCACAAATGGCGAGATGAAGTACAAGAGAACTACATCAACCTAAAACCTTTTTCAATGGATGCCCGCGGCGACGACTGGGATGCCACGATGAAATTCATTAAGGAAAACCTTTAGTCATGAGTGACATTCAGTGGACTTTCGGAATAGTCACAGGATTTGAAGACCATCAAAGACTTGCTGAGATAATTGATTCAATAAAAAATTTGTCTATTCCCGAATATGAAATTCTACTCATTGGTGGAGCCGATACCAAATTTATTAATTCTAACGAAAACGTAAAGATTGTTGATTTTGACGAATCACAAAAACCTAGATGGATAACCAGAAAAAAGAACATTCTTGCTAACGAAGCAAAGTACGACAATATTGTTTTAATGCATGACTATCACGTTTTTGATAAAGACTGGTATATAAATTTTAAATCTTTTGGTTTGGATTGGGAAATATGTTCATGTCCTCAGTATTTGATTACTGGAGCCAGAAACCCAATGGATTGGTCACTTTGGGACAAGCCAGACCATGGCAGGGCATGGTCCCTTGACTATGACGACTGGTCTCAAACTCAATACATGTATATCTCCGGCGGATTTTTTATAGTTAAGAAACACGTTCTGCAACAAGAGCCTCTTGATGAATCTCGAGGTTGGAACGAAGAAGAAGATGTTGAATGGTCCATGAGGGTACGCAACAAGTACGTCATGAAATGTAATGGCGGAAGCGTTGTCAGACACAATAAATGGCATCGGCATGCCGGTCCGGAGCCTCAATGAAAAGTCAGAAACTGATTATATTTGACCTTGACGGAGTTCTAATAGATTCCCGTGATGTTCATTACGAATCATTAAACCAAGCCCTCTCTCTAGTTGGAGAAGAATTTCTTATTTCACGTAGTGAACATCTGTCTACTTTTGATGGACTCGGAACCTCAAAGAAGCTAGAAATGCTCACCTCTATGAAGGGGCTTCCAAAAGATTCCCATTCAGAAGTCTGGGAAAACAAACAAAAGTCAACGATTGAGATACTGAGCTTATTGCCTAGAAACGCAAACGCTATAGACATTATGCAAACCCTAAAAGCAGATGGGTGGAAAATAGCGGTTGCTAGCAACGCAATTCGTGAAACAGTGATTACTGCCCTCAATGCAATTGGGGTGCTGCACATGGTTAGTCACATCATGAGCAACGAAGATGTAAAACATCATAAGCCTCATCCAGAGATGTACTGGCAGTGCATGATTAACTGCAGCGCTACTCCATCTTCAACAATTATCGTCGAAGACTCACACATAGGCAGAGAGGGAGCAACCGCTTCTGGGGCTCACCTTTATGCAATAAAAGACTCATACAGCCTAGATAAAGAAAGATTATTACGAATGGCATCAGAAATTAATGCAAGCCAAAGAACAAATGTTGCGTGGAAGAACGAAAAGATGAACGTTCTTATTCCTATGGCTGGAGCCGGTTCACGGTTCTCCCAAGCTGGATACACGTTTCCCAAGCCTCTCATCGAGGTTCATGGCAAGCCAATGATTCAGATGGTGGTCGATAACCTTAATATCGATGCCCATTTCATCTTTCTCGTACAGAAAGAGCATTACGAAAAATATAACCTCAAGCAAGTATTGAGTATTATTAAACCTGGATGCGAAATAGTAATTGTTGACGGCATGACAGAAGGGGCAGCATGCACGACCCTTCTCGCTTCTGGTCTTATAGATAATGACGCACCTCTCCTTATGGCAAACTCTGACCAGTTAATCGAGTGGAACAGCAACGAATGCCTATACGCGTTTGATGCAGATGAAATTGACGGCGGAATACTTACATTTAAAGCAACTCACCCAAAGTGGTCTTATGCAAAAATAGGAGAAGATGGGTTTGTTGATGAAGTTGCTGAAAAAAATCCAATATCAGATAATGCCACAGTAGGTGTTTATTACTGGAAGCATGGCTCTGACTATGTTAAATACGCAAATCAAATGATTGAAAAAAACATAAGAACCAATAATGAGTTCTATGTTTGTCCTGTCTTTAATGAAGCAATTCAAGACGGCAAGAAAATACGAATCAAAGAAGTTTCCGAGATGTGGGGAATCGGAACACCGGAAGACCTTAATTACTACCTGGAGAACCACAAGTGAAGAAAACAAAAACGGACTACTTGTCCATGCAAAATCAATATTATGACGAATATGCGAGTCAGTGGTCGCTGTCTTTCAGGGACCCTGTAGTTGGTTCGTACGATGCTCACAATAACTGGTCAGACTATGACACAGTTTTGTTTAAGGACTTTGACACAAACGGTTTAGTTGCTCTTGAATATGGATGTGGTCCAGGACGAAACCTTGTGAAGTTTTCTGACCGTTTTGCAAGAATCGACGGAGTAGACATCTCTGATATCAATATTGAAAAAGCAAAGATAAATCTAGAACATAACAATATTTTTGACTCAAACCTTTACGTCACAAGTGGTGACAATTTGTCAATGATAGAAGAAAATACGTATGACGTTGTTTTTGCTGTTATTTGCTTTCAGCATATTTGTTCTCACGAGATTAGATTTAATATTCTTAAAGACATTTATCGAGTCCTAAAACCGGGAGGAAAGCTTTGCTTCCAAATGGGACACGGGGGCAAAGACGGAATTCCTACTGCTGGATATTTCGATGACATATTTGATGCGGCAAGCACTAACGGGCATGCGGACGTAAGCATTACAGAAGAAGCAGACATACAAAAGGACCTCGTTGACGAGATTGGGTATACCAACTACAGGTCAGATATCAGAGATACCGGCCCTGGAGACAATCACAGAAACTGGATATGGATTCAGGTTGAAAAATGAAATTGATTGCTCATCGAGGCAACACGTCTGGCCCAAATCCGGAAACAGAAAACACCACCTCAGCAATTGACGAAGCTCTATCTCAAGGTTTTGACTCAGAAATAGATGTATGGATGTTTCATGGAAAGATTTTTCTTGGGCATGATTCTCCTTCTTTTGAGATAGACCCAGAATGGGTAGAAGAGAGAAGACACAAACTCTGGGTCCACTGCAAAAACACTGAAGCTTTGGGGTATTTCACGGAAAAAGGGTTTAACTGCTTCTTTCATGACATAGACGCGTACACGCTGACGCTTGACGGCTTTGTTTGGGCATATCCAGGGATGCCAGCAGCAGGGAACAAATGCATAGCCGTTATGCCGGAATACGTATCTGACGTGATGGAATACGATTTGTCAAAATACTTTGGTGTTTGTTCGGACTACCTTCTAGATATAAGTGCATCTGTTTTATGAGCGACGGACTTCTGCATAACCTGGGTCTAAAGTACGGAACCGACAAGTCGACGTATCACTTATATATGGACGTTTATGAGCGTCATATACAGAGAGATTTGGTTAAAAACCTGCTTGAAATTGGGGTACAAGGCGGCTATTCCCTCAGGGCTTGGCGGGAATGGCTTCCCGAAGAATCCCTGGTTCACGGATGGGATATAGACGAGATACCGCAAATAGCAGGATGCTCAATATCAAAAGTTGACCAAAGCGACAGAAAGCAGATTGAGTCAGCTGTAAACGGCCAGATATATGACGTAATAATTGATGACGGTGGACACACCCCTAAATTAATGGAGACGTCTTTTTCTTTTTTATTTAAGTATTCAAAGATTTATATAATAGAAGACCTTCATGCATGGTGGCTTGGATACAAGGATGTAGACGATAAACCTACTGTCGATTTACTAGAAAACATAAACAAAACCGGGTGGTTGTCAAAGTATTCTTCTCCAGAAGAATCTGAATACATAAAGAAAAACGCAAAAGTTGCTGAAATTTTTTATCGAGGCAGCCGAGAAAACCCAACTTCAATGACAGCAGTCATTTACAACAAGGAGCGCTACGTTGATTAAAGAAATAGATTACAGCAAACATTTTGTTATTGGAACCCCTCTAGTTCCATGGAAATGTGAGGCCGGAGAGCACCTGGATTGGATTTCAAACAGGGCTCAAATCATCGAAAAGTTTCCAAACGTTAAATGGTTTGCCGCACTTGAGACAGATGCGCGCGGCGTTGAACCATTCCACGAAGTCGTTACCGCGCTTCGCGAAGTCAATGGTGATTATTGGACCTACTCAATAAACGACATGCAGGCAGAAGTTACTTCTAGTAATAGATGGATTCGTATAGAAACTGGCCGCAACTTAATTCGAGAATTTGCCCAAAGACACAGGGTTACCTCTGGACACCACTGGGGAGAGGACTGCACTGAAGAGAACATTGGGGTAGTGAATTACCAAGCAATCCTTTATGTCGACTCAGACATACAGCTAACAGTAGAAATTATTGAAAAAATGCTTGAGGTAGATAGACCTCTGGTTGGGGCAAACGTTGGGGCTTACTGCTTGTCTGGAAAAGTAATAAGTGAAAACCCTCCAATTGAAGAACACTGGACTACAGCCGGTTGTCTTCTTGTTAATTCGCCAGCTTTTTACGACCTCCCGTGGTTTCATAACTCGTATCTAAACCTAAGTGACGACCCTTCGTTTCAATCAATGGCGGAACGCCTGATGATGAGGGTTGGTGTTGAGAATCTTGACACACCATACGGGATGACTTGGGTGAGAAAAGACTTGGATGTTCAACATAAAGGCAGACTAAGCCCTATTGAAGAAAGAAACATTCCCAAGAGGGATATTTAATTGCATACATTATAAATAGCATGATGTAAAATTGTCTCTGTCGGGAGAGGACAGAGATTGAGGATTGGCAAAAGAACAATAGGGCTGCGTCCTGGCGCATGGGTTATTTTACCTGTGCTTATTCTTTCGTTTTTTGCTCCTCCGACGTTCAGTTCTAAAGCGTCAACAGTTATCACGAATGGCGGATTCAACGGTTCTGACGGCTGGACCATAGTCCAGAACGGTGGAAGCGGAATGGCTTTCAATAGCGCCCTTCAGTTTTCTTATGCAACTGGAGAAGTTAGCCAATCTTTTGCAGTAGAACCAAACGAAACTGTAGAAATCTCGTTTACTGTTGACAACTCAACCACTAATAGTGTTGGTCAGGGAGCGATTGCCGACACATGGAACGCCTCGCTTACTGCCGGTGCAACAGTGGTGAGCGTGGGAAGGTCGACGGCCCACAACCAAGAAACTTTCACATTGTCACTAAGTGTCCCAACCGGAGTTTCTTCTGCGACCTTGAACTTCAGTGGAATGGATAATGGGTTCTGGTCAGGGGTCTACGGACCAATAGTCGACAGCGTTTCGGCCAACATAACGCCAGCCCCCTTTATTGCTACAGGATACCCAGCAGACCAGCAGTGGGAAGCTGTTACTTACGGCGCTGGAAAGTTTGTGGCTGTTGCTTCCTCTGGTAGCGGTAACCGTGTCATGACTTCAACAAACGGTAATTATTGGACCTCGCGGACCTCTGCTTCCGATAGCAACTGGCAGGGAATCACTTATGCAGATAACCAGTTTGTTGCGGTTGGGTCGAATGCTGTAATGACATCGCCTGACGGAATTACATGGACATCACGAACTGCACCAAACGGAGAGTGGCAAGCAATCACAAACTGCGGTGGCCTTTATGTTGCTACTGCAACTTGGGGAAGCAACTATATTATGTCCTCGCCCGACGGAATTGATTGGACCGTTCGCACACCCTCTACGGCATGGTCACATGACGCGGTTGCTTGCAGCGCAGAAGTTCCACGGTTTGTTTCTGTTTCAATGTTCGGAAGAGGGTGGTCTTCCGCTAATGGAACAACTCTTTGGTCAACACAAAACCCTGGTGCGATAGTCGACATCCGAACAGTTGCGTTTGGCAACGGACGTTTCTCGTGGCTTGAATACAGCACAAATGCTGGAAATAGATATGGTGCTTACTCTACTAACGGAGTTAACTGGACCAACACCGCAAGTGCTCCAGCCAACCAGTGGAAATACATAACATATGGTGGAAACAAGTTTATTGCCGTAGCAGAAGGTGGAGTAAATTCTCGCTCTGCTTATTCAACCGATGGTGCAAACTGGACGCTTGGTTCTGGCGTACCAAACAACTCATGGCAAGGTGTTGCTTATGGGGCGGGAAAATACGTTGCTGTAGCAAACTCTGGCACAGGAAACAGAGTAATGACCTCCACTAATGGGCAGTCATGGGAAAGTCTTTCTGTCAGCTACTTCAACGCGGTAAGCAACTTAACTGCGACGGCAAACAATGACGGAAGCGTAACTCTCAACTGGGATGCACCAGAAGCAAGCAACACAGAAATATATGGATACTCGGTCAATTTTGTGGACTACGACGATGGCGTAGAGCGTGGCGGGTGGGGTGTTTGGACAGCTGCCGTAAATACCTCTTATTTACTTAGTGATTCCATGTTTAACGGAAGTGCTTCAGTTACTACTGGGTATGGCCCTGTCCGCTTCAAGGTTTACGCAATGAATGGTCCATGTGTGGGTGTTGGTACTGGTTCCTGCATGTACGGCCCAAGCACCAGCGCGGATGCAATTGTTCTTGAACCAGTTCCACCTACCACTACGACCACCAGCAGCACTAGTACAACCAGTACATCAATAGTGCCCACAACGACCACAAGCACAACAATAGTTTCACCTATTAATGATACAACAACTACCGAACCAGATATTGTCCCTCCTCCCATTGAAACACTTCCAACAGATAACACCACTGTCTCAATTCCCGAGTTAGACCCAACTCCAGTTTCAACGCCAGAACTAGACCCAACTCCAGTTTCAACGCCAGAAATAGAAACAACAGTTACAACAATTTCGCCAACTACTACAACCGTAATTGAAACAATATTTGATACACCAGTGGAGGTACCCCCAGTTGAGACACCCACGAGCGAAGGTAACACCGAAGGTGATGGACCCGCCACCTCGGTACCACAATATGCCCCAGAACAAGAGACAACAACACAAACGGACGAGCCGCCGATAGTAGTTCCGGAAGACACCCAAGAAGCAGCCGACGCTGCAGTTGCAGACATTTTTGACGGCCCTATGTCTGATACAGGACTTGCAAATGCAGTTGACGATTTGGTTGCAGATGCCGGAACCCCAGAAGAACTCACTGCTGTAGTTAATTCACTTCTTGACCAAGAACTAACAGACACGCAGTTTTCTA